TTTCGTTTTTTTATCAACTATATAAACCCCCCTCTACTTTTTTCTTTAATTTTGGTAAATGTTTATGTAATAATGGAATTGAAAATTATTGGGAGAAATTTTTATTAAAAGAGGTTATTATGATTTTGAAAAAAGAAAACTATCATATATGGTGTTAATTAAAAATTATTGTAGTTTTTAATTAAATGCAGTATTTTTGATTAATATATAAAGGATGGAGAATATTTATGGCTAAAGTTAAAGATATAGCAGATATAAATGTTAGAGTTGGAAGTATGAGCTTAATTAAAGGTAATGGTATTGAGGCTTTTGATTTTGCTCGAACTTGTGATGAAGATTGTCCCTTATTTGAGCATTGTAATAATGATAAAAAAGGAAAATGTGCTGTTCATGTTATGTATATGAATTATGTGCAGCAGAGATTAGGTATTAGACGATTGCAGAATTTAGATGAGGTTTCTAAATTAAAGGTTGCAACTGAACTTTTTCCTCTATTTAAGCAATTATTAACTTTTAAATTATACGAAGCCACTTTGCCTTTATCAGGAATAATCACAGAAAAAGGAACAATGAATCCAGTCTACAAAGAAATTCGACAAGTAATAGTTTCAATCAATAATTTAATAGATTCAATTTTTGTAAATAAAAAAGGGATAAAAAATCAAGGAGAAAAGCTAACAGACCCTGATTTTCATACAAAGCTCTTAAAAGGAGAAGTTAAGAATGTCTGAAAGAAAGCAAGTAAGGACTACAAGGTTAAGAACTCTTAGAGGAGCTGACAAGGTTTTAAAGAGAGGGAGACCTAAGAAAAAAAGAGAGGATATTTCTTATCAGGATGGAGGAGAAGGGTTTTGTAAATTTGTTGAAGATTTTGTTTGTTTTAAGATTTTTCCTATTGGTGACCCTTTTCCTAAATGGGTTGAAGTTCGCAACCTTCCTGACACTCCTCATCCAGAAACCAAACGTTCCTATTATGAAATGTGGTTGAAAGAAAAGGAAGTTCTTGTTAAGGCTTTAGAAATGGATGACAATGGTGTATTTTTACACAGAGTTATTGTTTTGTGTTGGATGAGGGGTGAGGGAAAATGTCAGGTTAAAGGCTCAAAAGTTATTATGTGGGACGGGAGTTTAAGGAAGGTTGAAGATATTCAGGTGGGTGATTTTCTTATGGGGGATGATTCAACCCCTCGAAAAGTTTTAAGCCTTGCTTCAGGCAAAGAAGAAATGTTTGAAGTAGTTCCTTATAGAGGCACTCCTAAGACTTTCACAAAAGATCATGTACTTTCTTTGAAAAACAGTTCAGGCAATGTTACTGACATATCTATCAAGGATTATTTATTAAAGAATAAGTCTTTTAAAAGGAGTCATTATCTTTATCATGTGCCTGTTGAGTTTGAAGATAAGGAAGTTTCTATCAGTCCTTACTTTTTAGGATTATGGCTTGGTGACGGTTCAAAGCATGCTACACACATAACTACTCCTGACCCTGAAATAGTTTCCTATCTCAAAGAGTATGCAGACTTATTAGGTTTGCGTGTTACAGAACGTGTTAAGGATAAGGGAGAAAATAAAGCTAAGACTTATTGTATTGTAGGTTCAACACGAGGAGAGCATCATAATAACGAATTATTATGGAGAATGAAGGATTATGATCTTATTAATAATAAGCATATACCCCATGAGTATAAGTGCAACTCAAGAGAGAAGCGTCTTGAACTTCTTGCAGGGATTATTGACAGTGACGGATACTTAAATAGAAACTCGTTTCAAATTACACAAAAGAGTAAAACTTTGACTGACGATATTGCGTTTCTTGCAAGGTCATTAGGCTTTTTTGTGAATGTTTCTAAGTGTACTAAAGGAATTAAGAAGACTGGGTTTTCTGGTGAGTACTACACTATTGGTATTTCTGGCGATTGTTCTATAATTCCTTGCAAGGTTGAAAGAAAGAAAGCTAGTGTTAGGAATCATAAGAAAGATGTGCTTACTACTGGGATTAAGGAGATTAAGAGTGCAGGCGTGCAGGAATACTATGGATTTGAGCTTGACGGTAATCATCGCTATGTTTTAGAGGACTTTACTGTAACTCATAATTCATTCTTAGCTTGTTTGATTCAATTATGGAAATTTTTCTGTTTTCCAGATCAACAAATAGTGTTAGGAGCAAACTCAAAAGACCAAAGTAAGTTCGTCCACTTTGATATTATCTGTGAAATCATACGTAACTCTCCAAAACTTCTGTCAGTTATAAGGGAAGAAAATATACAGCAAAAAGAAATACGTTTAATAAATTCAAAAGGTATTGTTGTTTCTGCAATTAAAAGTATCAGTAGTTTCAGTGGTATTGTTTCTAACATTACTGGATATACTTTTTCTGAAATCTTTGACATGAAAAATCCAAAATTCTTTACACAGCTTGATGGTTCTACGAGAAACGTGCCTAATGCTTTAGGGGTTATTGACTCAACTGTTTCAGAAAAGACTCATATACTGTATAAATTGTATCAAGCTTATAAACAAGTATTAGACCCTACATTGTTCTTTTCTTACAGAGCTTCTTCAAATGCTGATGCTAGAGATTTTTGGCATCCATATATGACACAAGCTCAATTAGATTCTTACAAAACTAAGTTTCTTCCTGCTGATTATGATAGATATTTTAAGAATACTTGGGAAAGTGGGAGTAACAATATTTTTTCTGAGGCTATGATTAGATGTTGTGAGTTTATTGGTTTTGATGGTAAAATTGGGATGCAGAAAACTCTTTTGAAACTTTTTAGAGACGAACAAAAGATAATAAACAAACCTTCCCTGCGAACAGTGCCTGAATTTTCTGATATTGAAGCAAGGAAAAAAAGCTGTATGCCTATTACTAAAATTTATTCGTTTGAAGATGAACGAGGACTTCCTAAAATGATTGAAGCTAATGAGCTATCACGTTTGTCTGATTATTATGATACTGATTTTGCTCTTGGTATTGGTATAGATAGAGCTGACCCTCTTAAAGATGATTTAACAAGAGGAGCGAGAACGATTGTCCTTGCTATTTTAAAAGGTCTTGTAGGCAGCAGAACAAATCTTGCGATAGATAACAAAGCAGAGCAGGAATATATTTATTTTTGTGCTGGAGCTTGGCATATTAGAGGTAATGATTTAAATTCAATAAAAGCTGTGCTTGATGAAATTGTCCTTGAATTAGGAAGTATTGAGAGTGTTTGTGGAGAGCGTTGGGGTCTTTGGGATTTAGTTGATTGGTGCGATGATAATGGTGTTGTTTTCAATGCTGTAAACCCTTCTTATGATCTACAAAAAACAGCTTTTTCTGAATTATACACTTTAATATATGAAGGAAGATACAAAGCTCCAAAAATACCAATACAAGGAACAAAAAGTGAGTATCTTTTTGAAGAAGAAGCTCTTAAATTTGTTCATGACAGCAAAAAAAGGTTTTATGGAAGTCCTGAAAAACACGATAATATGGGAGTACAGGATGATAGTATGTTTGCTTTAGGATGGGGTATTTATGGTTTACGTCTTTTAGGGATTGACGATTTTACAAAAAGAAGTTTTAGTAGGTTTATGGGAGCTTTTTTTGAAGATAAAACTAATAGGAGAATCATTATATGAATGATATTTTAACATCTACACCAGAAGAAATAGCAAAACTTGTAGACACTTTGAGCGAAGAAAATTTACACGCAATTGCACAACAATACCTGCCTCAAAATTTATCAGGAACAGTTAAACATATTGATAGCGATGGTTTTGAGGAAGGGTATTCTGAGATTGAAGGAACAAAGAATCTAACAGAATTGCAGAAGTTATGTTGGGATAAATTTTCTAAGAATCCTCAAATACGTTCTTATATTTCTGATTATAAAGGGGGTTTAAGTGGAAAGGGTTTTAATGTGGTTTCTGACATTTTTGAAGTTAATCAGTTTTTGAAAGAGATTATTGAAGATGTTAGAAATGAGCTGTACACAAATATGACTAAGTATGTTGCTCGAAGTGAGATTGAAGGAGAGCTTTTCTTAATGTTTACTGCACATACTTCTGGTTTTACTGAAGTAGATTTCATTTCTCCTTCTGCTTTAGTTGGAGGTGATGAAAGTAGTGGTATTTTCTTTCATCCTAAAAAACAAACAATGCCTGTTTGTTATGAAATTTCTTTTTCAGATGAAAACAATACAGTTTATGTTCCTTCTATTTATTGTGCTTATATTGAGAACCTTGCGGAAGAAGTTAATTCAAAATCTTATTTTGATAAAGAAAAATTAAAATTTGCAGAAGATTCTAATTTTAAAGAATTAAATGGTTTTAGAAGGTTTATAGTTCGATGGGACAAAGGTATTTTGAAAAAAAGAAATGTTTCCCATATAGTCTGCACTTTGAATTGGATTGAGCAGTATGAACAACTTAAAAGATGGGAAATTTTGCACAAAAAATCATCAGGAAGTTATTTATGGGTTATTGAAATGCAAGATACTAAAGCATTTAGAACTTGGTTGTCTATGACTCCTGAACAAAAACAGGAAACTGGTATTTATGCTGAAAAAACTCCTGGAGGTACTTTAATGCTGCCTCCAGGACTTACTTTAAAGTGCCATAATCCAAATCTTCCAAGAATTTCAGATACAGATACAGATATTTTACATATGGTCACTTCTGGATTGAACACAACAGACCATGCTTTAACAGGAAAAACATCAGGCAGCACTTTTGCTGGTATAAAAGAAACTGGTAAAAGTGCTACAGACAGACTTCAAAATGAAATTGAATATTTTGAAAGATTTTTGAGATATGATTTTTGGAGACATATTTTTTATATAAAAGGGCAACTTGATTCTAAGTTTAAAACTTCTTACAAAAAGAAAGAAGTTTGGGGATTTGATGAAAATGGAGAACCAATTTTCAGAAATGTAGAAAAACAAGTGCATGATCTTATCTATTTTGAATTTCCAACTTCAGAAGTTCAAAATGTTGTTGATAAAGCGAATGCTTTTCTTGGTAGTAAGCATGCTGCTGTTACAGATGCTTTAGGAGTGCCTGCTTCAAGTGTAGCGAGAAAACTTGGTTTTACTTCTTATCCTTTTTTACGTTTACAAAAAGCCACAGAAGAAGCTATGTACCCAGAGTTAAGAACTGCTGAAGAATCTGAAGCTGCTGTTGAAAAAGCAAGTGAACCTGGTAAGGATGAAGAAGCTACGAAAGAGACAGAAGAAGAGGAAAATAAAAAAAAGGAGGATAAAGATAGGAAAGGCAACAAAAATAAGGTTGACAAGGCTAAAATACACTATTAGTATGGATAAAAATACGGAGGAAAGTTTATGAACTTATTTCTTGAGGTTTTTCAGCATGCTCATTGGTTTATTGAGCCTGATTCTTTAAATTTATTGCTGAATACTCTTAAATCAGAAAATGCTAAAGATTCTTTTGAAGAAAATTTTAAAACTTTTTTCAAAAATCCTGAAGATGATAAAGCAATTTCTTATGAGGTGGTCGATGGTGTTGCTTCTATTCCTTTATATGGGCCAATCTTTCCAAAATCTAACTTTATGACTTGGTTAGGGTATGCTACAGCTCTTACAGATTTAAAAAATGCTTTTGAAAAAGCTAAAATGGACACTTCAGTCGATTCTGTAGCTTTGATTTGTCATTCGCCCGGAGGGGTTGTTTTTGGTGTTAATGCTTTTTCTCAATATCTTAAAAATTATGAGAAAAAAGTTTCAACATACGTTCCAGGCATGTGCTGTTCTGCAGCTTACTGGATAGCATCAGCTTCAGATGAAATTATAGTTGATGAAACTGCAATGGTTGGAAGTATTGGGGTTGTTTGTGATGTATTAAATCCTGAGCATGATCCATACATCGAAATAACTAACAGAAAATCCCCCAATAAAAGACCCAATCCAGCCACAGAAGAAGGTAAGGGTGTCATTCAAGATGAATTAGACGCACTTGCTGATGTTTTTATTAACGCTGTAGCAGGAAATAGAAATGTTTCTATTTCTGTTGTAGAAAATAAATTCGGAAAAGGAGGTGTGCTTGTAGGTAAAGATGCTGTAAGTGCTGGAATGGTAGACAGTATAGCAACTTTTGATGAATTTGCTTCTTCTTTAAAAAAAGACAAAGAAGCAAGTTTTGTTATAGATAAAAAAACAAATGAGGAGAACAATATGAATCTTGAAGAACTTCAGGCAGCTCATCCTAAACTTTGGGAAGAGATTCAGAGCAAGTTTGCCAAAGAAGAAAAAACTTCTGATGCTCCTGCAGAAAAATCTGCGGACACAGAAGCTCTTGAAAAAATTAATACGAATATTTCAAAGATTGGCGCAGTTATTAAATCTTTGGATGAAAAAATCAAAACACTTGAAAAGAAAGATGCTGTAAGAGACGAAAAAGATGCAGAAGAAAAGGCTTCTCTACTTGCAGATTCAGTACTTGCTGGGACAAAACTGTCTCCTGTGATTAAAGGCAAGATTAAGAAATCTGTGAATTATGCAGACCATGTTTCTGAAGAAGGCGTTTTTGATTCTGAAGCTTTTAAAGCTGCTGTTGAAACAGAAGCAGAAGACTATAAAAAAGTTCTTTCTGGTAAGATGGAAGTCGCAGGGGCTTCAAGCAACGAAGATTTTGATAATGTAGAAGGAATGAAAGATGAAGATATCAATTCTCTTCTTTCTGATCTTGGCATTGTTGAAGAAGCAAAGGAGTAAAATATGACTTATTTTGATAGGGATTTTGAAGCAAACAAAGTGCTTAAAGGGCAGGGAAGTACCGCCCAAATAACACATTTGCCAGATTCTCCAGGGTATCTTCCTTTATTTCACTCACGAAGAGAACAGGCACTGATTGTTGACGCCACTGTTGATAAAGGTTTTGGTTTTCTTCCAAAAGGCACTGTGCTTGCAGAAAATGCAGCTTCAGGTAACTATGTTCCTTATGCTGCTGTCGGTTCAGATTATTGGAAGTCTTTTGCTGTAGCTGATGTAGCTAATGCAGCAACTTCTATAAAAATTCTTAAACAGGAAGCTTACATTTTTCAGGTAGGTTTTTCTATTGTGCTTGAACATGATGGCACTTCTCAGGTATATCATGATGGTGGAGCTATTACTGCTGTAGATTTAGATTCTTCTGATGTTTTTGCAGAAATTACTTTCACTACTGCAGTAGGTGTTGCAACTTTTACTACAGCAAACAAAACAAAGTGCTATATCAAATCAGGAACAGTTTCAGATAAAATGTCTGACGCTGTTTGCGTTCTTGATAAAGACATTGATACTGGTTTTGGTCAGTATGCTGTTGGTGGCAACTGTTCTATTGTTTTAACAAATGCTGTTCTTTATTCTTTCGGACTTTTGAATCTGGACAGTGAAGCAAAAACTGCCTTAAACGGTACAACTCTTGGCAGATTTTTTGTTCTGAGATAAAAGGAGATTTTTATGGCTAAAGGTATTGACAGTATTCCTATTCTTCATCTTGAAACTATGAATAAAATGGTTTCTAAGATGCCAAAAGCACCAGATACTTTTTTTACAAAGATGTTTGGTACAGATAAATGGGATTCAGATACAGTAAAGTGGGACATTGAGTATGGTTCAGCAGGAATGACACCTTTTGTAGCTCCTGGAGCACCTGCTCCTTCTGTAGGAGTTGACGGTTATGGTGAAGGTTCTGCTAAAGTTGCATTTTTTAAAGAAAAAATGTTTTTTGATGAAGAACTTCTTAACAACCTCAGACAGCCTGGCACAAATTCAAAAATGCGTGCAGAAAAACAGATTGCAAGAGGTATTCAGAAACTTTCTCTTCGTGTTGACAGAAGAAGAGAATGGATGTGTTGTCAGATGGCTGTAAAAGGTGAACTTGTTTATACTCAGAAGGGTGGCACTAAAATTAAAGTAGATTATGGTGTGCCTGCAGAGAACAAAATCACGCTTGCGGATAACAGAAAATGGGGTACTGGTGTTGATCGTAACCCTATTGAAGATATTTATGATGCAAAACAGCTTTATTCAGATAATACAGGGAAATCTCCAGAGTACACACTTTGCAACAGTTCAATTTTGAAACTTCTCATGTTTGATTCAAAATTGCAGGAAATGCTTAAAAAATCAGCATTTGGCGACGGTGATCTTTTTAAAAACCCTGCAACAGTTGTAGGTTCTTTGATTGGCGTTGGTCCTCTTCATATTTATGATGAGTTTTATGAAGTTCCAGGTTGGCTACTCCAGAATGTAGGAACTTCTGACACAGAAATTTTTGTTGAAGACGCTACTGATTTTGCTGTCGGTGGCACTCTTTATTTTTGGAAAATGGATGAGCCTCTTGTTAAAGAAAAAAGAACAATCACAGCAGTTGATGTTGTTGCAGGAAAGCTTACTATTGATTCAGCTCCTACACGTACTTATAAAGCACGTTTTGATAAAGTTTGGATGCGTAGGAAGTATGTAGAAGATGATATTTTCCATATGGGTTCTTGGACAAAAGATGGAGCTTCTATTGCTGAAATAGCAGAAGCCCCTTACGGTCTTAAAGGCAAGTATGGTAAATTTATTGATAGAAAAGAAGAATGGGACCCAGATGGATTGTTTATCAGAGTTCAGGATAAAGCTTTTCCTCTTCTTTATCACCCTGACATGGTTATGACTATTAAAGTAAAATAAAAATACAGTGAGGAGGGGCTTCTGCCCCTTCTTTATAGGAGACATAATGGTTAAAGCAATCGTAAAAACTACAGTTAAATTTACAGGATTAGGTATTGTGAATACTGGAACAGTTTATGAAGCAGAATCTTTTAAAGAGCTTCCTGAAGCAATTCAGCAGGAAATTGAAGCAGGTACAGAAGTGATTCAGGTTATTGAAAATTCAAAAAAAGAGAAACCTAAACCTGAAAAAAGTCAGAAAAAAGTTGTTGAAGAGGAAGAAGTTGAAGAGGAAGAAGTTGAAGAGGAAGAAGTTGTAGAAAAAGAGAAACCTAAACCTGTTCGTAGAAGAAAAAGGACACAATAACTATGTTTATTAATTTAGAAGCTTTGATTACAGCAGTAAGTACCCAATTATTGTCTTTTTCAGATAAAGCAAGTCCTGAAATGATTTTTTTTGCTTGTGATATTGCTTCTAAAGAGACTGGTGTGATTTTTCCTTTAAATAATAATATAGAAGAATTTTGGTTAGTCCAAAGAAGCATACGTTATGTTATTGCTGATTTAAGACTTCAAAGCAGTCCTAAATTTAAAATAAATTCAATGCACTTGAATCAAAGATTTGACCATTATTCTAAACTTATTGAAGAATTTGATTTAAAATTTAAAGAAGCTTTGGAGAATGACCCTTTTCTGTTCAGTAACATGCGTTCAGAAGGGTTTTCTTCTGAGGCTTTTGTTACCTATATACCAACAATATAAGAAGGAGAGATAAAAATGAGTTTAACAGTAGAAGGTAAAAACTATGCTTTGGATGGGATTGCTTCTGTAGCAACAAAGGCAAGGCTTTTAGATGATACAAATGCAGAAATACTTGATCATGCGGGAGCTTCACAAGATAAAGTTTTATCTTGGGGAAGTGCCTCTTCTGGTTCTGTTAGCACAACAACTACTGTAACTTTTGAAGTTCCAGCAGGAACTACAGTAGCTGCGATTTCTTACAGGTCTACAGATGGTGTTACAGAATATGGCAGAGACGATATTGCAGTAGAAAATCAAGAAACTTACGCAAATGATGGTACTTATAATTTAACTTCTGTAACAATCTCTTTTGCTTAAAAATGAGACATGGTTTGAAACAAAAGACTATAAAATAAAAATAGAAAAAGTACCCGACCAGTCGGGATTGAAAAACGTAATTCAGCACACTTATTACTTAAAAGAGGATAAGCAAAATGATAGATTCCCAAAAAAGAATGACATTCAGCTACAATAAAAGTTTTCAAGAACGCTGTAAATGGTTCATGTATCAACACGCAAAATCAATTATTGAAAAAGCAACACCTGATACAGATGATTTAAAACTTGCTCAAAATGTTTGGGCAGGTGGTCTTGATTATCAGAATGTTGCTTTGATTATTATGACCAATGCCACAATCGGATCACATGTTGATAACGACGAAAATATAACCGATTCTGAAATACAGTATGTAATCAGTACAGAAAACAAGTTTAATACCATTGCACAAACACTTGTAGCAGCAGGAGTAATTTAAAATGGCTGTATCAATTGCAAACATAACCGGGACTATTGGAAGTTCTGTTTCAGTCGCAGGCGGTGCAACAGCATGGAGCGGATCGGCAATATCGTTGCTAGGTACTGAACGAGGACAGGAATTAAGACTGTTTATAGATGTTACGTTTAACGCATCTGCTTCGGGTAATGCAATACTGCACATTAAACGGGATAGCGACACAAACTCAGGAACATACGCCAAAACAATAGAAGTTAGTGCCGGAAATACAGTAAGTGTTGAACATCCTGTTTTGTCTCCTTTTCAATACTTGGATATTGCAATTGAAAATGAGGACGCAACATATTCTCTTACATACTCTGCACGTTATGAGGGTATGAAAATTACAGGTCTGTAATGTATATTGTAGGGAAATATTATCAAGGAAATCCTGACCAAAAACCCGTTCAATGGGGTAGTGTTGCTGATGTTCAGTATGCTGTTCGTGCTAATTGTGAAAAATTTGGTATAGATTTCAAAAATTGTTTTTGTGCTATTCCGAATTGGAGAACAAGGCAAGACTATGGTGTTTTTTCTTCTAAAGTGACGCAAGAAGGTGTAAAGTTTGATGACAGCTATATACATACAAGAACTGTCTCTGACGGTTCTAATATTGCAAAGTTTGAAGTTGAAAAAAGATCTATAGAAAATATTTATAAAGGAGAAGAGTTTACTACTTTTTTTTCAGGAAAAATTCCTAATCTTTATGGCTATTATTATCCTTTATATTTGTATAGCTCAAACTATGCAAATTTCTATGTTAGAATAGTTCAGGGTTATTACTTGGAGATTATCTCCTCTAGAGGGTTGACTAAGGCAACAACATCAGTTTCTTGGAGCGATTGTGAAAATATAGCGAAAAACAAAGATTTTGATCTTGTTTTAAGATGGGACAAAGTAAGATTAGATGTCTTCGAAAAACTAAAAACATTAACCAAAAATACAGATGAAATACTTAGTCAAGCAAATTTTCCAAATTATCTATCTCATCTTTATTTTCGAATAAAATTAGTTTTTTTATATTCAGATACAAGTAGTAAAAATGGGATGGAAAATATTTCCTATTTCTACAATTTTAACTGCGTCTTGAAAGAAAATCAAATAGAAAAAATACAAACAAAAGGGTTGTTCCAACCAGTCTCAAGACCGCTTTATTTTGATTTTACGGATTTGCCAGTATCTCCCGAATATGCCTCAGTAATATCAGAAAAAGTAAATACAATATCAGAATTCCAAAAAGAGGGTTTTGCAACTTCCACACTTTCAGAAAAGACAAATTTAATTTCAGGCTTTGAAAAGCAGGCTGAAATTTCTTCTGTTGTAACAGAGACTACAACTGTTACAAGTGCAGGTACAAGCACAGAATTTGAAGAATATTCTTACACTTCAGATATAAATGAGATAATCGCTCTTAATACAGAAAAAGAAAAGACCAGTTATTATGCTTCAATAATAAATGAAACAGCAAGTTTAAGCACAGAATTTGAAAAAAACATAAATCATACTTCATATATAAATGAAACAATAGAAATAACAAGCTATGGTTCTGCAACGGAGAGTGCTTCTTACTCTTCAATAATAAATGAAACAGCAAGTTTAAGCACAGAATTTGAAAAAAACATAAATCATACTTCATATATAAATGAAACAATAGATTTAAATTCACAAGCTGAAAAAAACATAAATCATGTTTCAGATATAAATGAGATAATCGCTCTTAATACAGAAAAAGAAAAGACCAGTTATTATGCTTCAATAATAAATGAAACAGTTTTTTTAACTTCAACAACATCCAGTTTTGAAGAATACTCCTATATTTCAAAAATTTCAGAAGAAATTCATTCTTTTTCAGAAGGTACTAAAACATTTTCAGAAAATAAGGAATTTTTTGCATCTGTTTTTTTATCCTCAGAAAGTTTTAAAATGTCAGAATATTCTTCTTTTATACAAGAATATTTAGTTCTTTCTTTAAAGGAGGAAGAAAATCTTTTTATTTTTGTTGATGGAAATACTAAGTCCCTGTATGATGGAAATACTAAGTCCCTGTATGATGGAAATACTTTTAATATGTATAATGGGTTTATAAAGGAAGAAAAATGATTACAGTAGTTTCAAATACAAATAATGATTTCCCTCTTTTTTTTAAGAAATATGATTTTTCTTTAGAAAAAAATGTACCCCTTACTGAGTCTGAAATTTCAGAAATAACTAGGGTAGATTTAGAATGGGATGGTGAACTTTTTTCTTCAGAAACATTATCAGAATATTTTAATTTTACAGTTCTTAAAGAGTACGGGGCTGTCTCAGTTCAGTTAGGCATGCTTGGTTTTAATGATGCAAATCAAACTATAGGGAACGTTCATGTGTATGTTGCAACTGCTGACAAGCCTGAAGGAGTTTATTGGTTTAGTTTCATGATTAAATTAGGAATTTAATATGGCTATTGGTGATGATATTAAAGAAACATACAATGAAGTAGGTTCTTCTATAACTATTGTTTCTTTTTTAACTGCTGAAGAAACAGAGGAATTTTGTTTATATGAGAAATATACAGAACAATCTACTGAATTTATAAGGCAACATGTGACTGTTATTGATGTTGTTTTTGATACTGCTCTTGTTCCTGGTTGTCTTATTAAATTTGAAAATGATGTTTATTTAGTGACATCAAAAGACAGTACTAGAGTTGAAAATGAGGTCGCTTATTTTCGTTCTATGCTGTATAAAACAAACAGTACTGCAAGTATATACAAGCATTTTAACAACCCAGGTTTTGATTCAAACTACAAAAAACTTCCAGAATTTGAATTAACACAGGAAAATATTCCTGTTCTTTTCCTTGATGAAATTAGAGGAACTGAGGCAGAAAACACTGAAAATGTTTATTATGCAAGTGATTCTAAGTGTGTTATGTATGTTCAAAAATATGATGTTGGTGTTGGTGATAGAGTTAAAGTTGATGAAGAGTTTTTTTTAGTTGAGAATAAACACTCTACACGTTTGCAAGGCAATTTTGTTTTGTATCTAAAAAGGATAAAAGATGACACAACAACATACTGATAATATTCTTTTTAGTTTAGATGGTAAAGATGTTATGCGTAACAGACAGCTTTTTAAATCTGGAGTTAAGTTTGCTGAAGCAGGGCATAAGGCTATGGCTTATTTTAGTGAGGATGGTCAGGGTCGTTTGACTGAGGGAGCTGCTCGTCATTTGGCTGGGTTTATTAAAGCTTGTATAAAAAATCCTTCTTTGCTTCAAGGGAGAGATAAAGCATGGGCTCCGTTATCTAAAAAATACGCTTATAGAAAAAATAAGGCTGGAGGCCCAAGCAGTCTTTTTTGGTATTTTGATGGTAATATACATGATAATATTGATATTATTTGGAGGGGCAAACATTCACGTACTGTAGGTATTAAAAGAAACACTAAAGCTAAAAGACCTTTGAGGAGAGGTACTTATAATGTTGCTCAAGTAGCTAAAATACTTGAATTTGGAGGAGGTACAGGTGTTCCTGCTAGACCTTTATTTGGACCAGCTTCTCATATTTTCTTAAAAAAATATTTCCCTGAATGGGGAAGAATGGCGACAAAAGTTTTCACAAAAACTTATTCAGAATATTTTGAAGAAGTGCAGGATAACTTTAAGGCTGATATTATCAACAATCTTATTAACAATACAAAAAGGCATTTGTCTCAAATAGACATATATTCAATAGCCATATCTGATTCTGAAAAGATTCGTAAAGTTTTTTCTTAGGAGGTTTTATGAGTACAGTTTCTAAATTAGAAGTAGTAAAATGTCTTGCAGCTCAACCTAAAGATTTAATGCTTTTGCTTGAGCTTTCTTACACTACTTTAGAAAAATTAGTTTTTATTTTAGAAAATTCAGAGTTTAAGTATGATTCCACAAAATCTGAAGAATCTGAAGTGGCAAAATGGTTAACTGAGACCTTTTTTCCAAATTTACTTTCTATTTTAGATGAATTTAGTGGTGAAAATCATGCTTGATAACACTCAAAAAGAATCCTTATTTTTTCTAAGTCTAAAAAAATATATTATTGACACTTTGTACACTGAAAAATCTATTTTTGTGGATTTTGGTTTTGCAGAAACAAGACCTGTGGGACAGGATAAGTTTGTTGTTGTTCTTACAAGCGGTTTTTTAACAAATACAGTTTCTTCCTGTGAAGCTACTTTTTATTTGTTTTCTAAAACTGATGATGATGGTGAGCTTGCTGTTTTATTTGATAAAGTGCAGGAAATATTTTTTGATGAAAATGACCCTCAAGGAATTAAACGTATTCCTTTTTATACTGAATCTTTTGTTGAAGTTACAAAAATGATTCCTTATATACAACCCCCTTCTCCAAGGGAAATTTCTCTTGATGGTTTTTACTTTAAGTATTTTGATGTTGTTTTTAGATGGGGAGGCAAATAATGTTTTTTTATTGTGAAAAATGCGGAAAGAAACTTATTGAAAGAAAAAGTAATGGTTTGTGGAAATTTGTTTTTGGTAAAAGAAGGAACAATTCTTCTGTTGTTGATATGGAAATTCATGGTTCCATTAAATTAAAATGTTTAAGAGCTTCCTGTCAACACATTAATACTTTGACTTTTTTTCCAAACCAACATATTGATAATAAATAACACTTATGTTATTTAGAATATAGTTCCTTTAAGGAAAATGCTCAGGTAATTTTAACAAAAAACTAAGGAGTTTTTAATATGGCATTAGAAAGAACCGGACCACTAACACGAGATACGAGTACAGTAGCTCTAGGACTTGCACAGATCAGATTAGGTAATGCAAGTGCTTTTATTTCTTCAAGAAGTCCTGTATTTGGTCAGCAGGACAGTATGGGTGCTTTGGGAACAACCAAATTCACTTCTACTGTTGAACAGTGGAAACTTGAATCAGGTTTCCCTAAACTTGAGGACATGTCTATTCCTGTAAGTGAAGTTGCAAGTATGGAATGTTCTTTTAAAGAAATTACCCCTAAAAACCTTGCTATTGCAAGAGGACTTAATCCTTTTGAAGATGTTAGTTCAACTTCAAAAAAAGGAAGTATAGCTTCTGCTGCAGGAACTGTTTCAGCAGATGAAATTGCTGTTACGAATGATGGTGGTGTTGTTGATGATGTTTGGACTGTAGTTTTTGCTTCTGCAACTTCTTTTTCTGTATATGGAGCTACTACAGGACATGTAGGAAATCATTCTGATTTGGCTACAGCTTTTGCTCCTGATAATTCAGGTAACCCTTATTTTAGCATTCCTGCTAATTTTTTTACTGGTACTTGGGAAGCTGATGATACTTTCACTTTCTCAACAACTGCCTTTATTGCTGGAACTGATGCTTATGCAGATAACCATACAGGTGAGATTAAACTAGGTGCTATGAAAGCTCCTGAATTTATTAGGATGGAAGCTGTATATACTTATCCTAATGGTGTTAATCACATGTATATCATTTTTCCACGTGCAAACGTTTCTATGAGTGCAGAACTTGACCTTCAGGATGCTGACGCAGCAACTTCTCCTATCACTTTTGAAGCGAAAAGAGCTGATAGTGGCACTGCTGGTGGACATGCTTCTTGGGATGACGCTCCTCTTGGTGTCATTCTTTTCGATTAAATTTACATGCCCTCTGTAAAGAGGGCATTTTAAGAAGGAGTTATTTATGACTGAGAATTACAATCTTGCTCCAGATATACGCACAACTACAATAGGCATACGTAGACCTAAAGAAATTACTGTTTATCCTGTATCAATCGCTTCTGAGAATGAACTTCTTACAGAATTTGTTTCTTTATTTTCTTCTTTTACTGATTTATCAGGGGTTTCTGATGCAGAACTTATAAACACTATAAAAGATTCAATTTTTGAAAATATTGAACAGATCATTGCACATGTTACTGAAGAAGAAGTTGATTTGAATGAAGTTACAAACAATCAGTTGCTTGCTTTAGGAGAGATTATTTTTGAGGTGAATTTTGAGGTTTTGTTAAAAAACGGGAAAGGCTTCATCGAGAAGATGAAAACTCTGTTTCTTTCGATGAAGCCGTCACCAGAATCATAAAAGACACCTCTTATAAAATAGAAGATTTCTTTCGTAAGACTTTTTTTGAAGGGGGTCTTACAAGAAAACAGATGTATTCATTGTACTCTAATTTGTCTAAATTAGAATATGATGCTTTTATTTTACAGGCAAAATTGCATGGTGCTGAATTTGAGGATAAAGGAGAAAACACAAAAACATCGTCTAAAGAAGTAAAAACCAGTTCTTTTCTTTTTGGAGACCCGGCTGAGTATGAAACTCTTTCTCCAGAAGAACGAGAAAATCTTACCTTAAAGATGATGGCTAAACATAAAGATTGGTCTTCTTCTGCTCTAAATAAGAAAGGTAAGTAGATATGAACGATATGCAAATAAAATTATCAGTGCTTTTGGGAAACACAACTAAAAGCACTTTTGATACTTTAAGAAAAGGTTTTCTTGACCTATCAAAACAGTTTGAAGTTGCTGCAAAAGATTTTGCCAAAATAAAAAATAATGATATAAGCAATGTTTTAAGTAATATTGCAAAAACAACAAGACAGATGGGAAATAGTTTTAAAGAAAACAATGTCAGTGTAGGACAGTTTTCTGACAATTTATTTACCCTTGAAGATAAATTTAAAAAAGTTTTAGATTCTGAAACTAAATTTGGTAAAGCAAGTAGAAAAGTCTTTGATCAATTAGATGCAGGCACTATTTCTATTGAAAATGCTGAAAATGCTCTTGAAACTTTAAATAGAGAATTTGTAGGTTTTGAGAAGTTTGGTAACTCTGTAAAATCAGTTCAGCAGGCTTGGAAATTTTATTCTAAAGAAGTAGAAAACGGAGACATGTCTCTTAAAGCTGCTTTAGAAGAAACTGTTCGTTTTGAAAAAGCTATAGGAAAACTTGAGTTAGATTTAAAAAAAGCAGGCACTTATACTGAGGAATGGGCCCAATCTCTTTCATTTGCTAAAGTTAAACAAGCTGAAATTAATGGTCAATTAAAAATAACTGTACAAGGATTTAAGACTTATGGTAAGGCTAAAGAAGATTCTTTAGGTCTTGATGAAAAACAAATAAAATCTTTAAAAAAATTACATGATGGTTTGTCTGATTATCAAAAACAGCTTGCTAAAGCTCATAAAATTCAGCAAAGAGATATCGGTACTGGTAAAGCTTATGAAGAAGTTGTAAAAGCTATAGGTAAATCAGTAGGTTATAATGCAAGTAAATTTGAAGCTTATGTTAAGCATATTGAAAGCACACAAAAAGCTTATGTTCGTTTAAATGCTATACTTCCTACAAGTGAAAGAGAACTTAGAAGTGTTCTTTATGAAATAGACAAAGTAGGTTTAGCTCAACAGGCTCTTAATGGCAATTTAAAAATTGTTGGAAACAGTTTTAGGGTTTTGAATAAAGAAGGATTAAAACCTTTTGGAGATATTAGTTTAGAAACAGCTAAAAAAATGAACATTCTTGATTCTTCTTTTTTAAAAGTAATAAAGAAAGAAAAAGAATATGCTAGTGCTACTGGTATTTCTGTTCAGGCTACACGTCAAATAACTGAAGCTATGTTTGCTAGTGGTAAGAGTGTTGGTCAGATGGTTGATCAGTTTACTAAAATGACTAAAGTGTCTTCTATAAATAAAAAATTGTCTGAAGATATTAAAGTTTTACGTGTTAATTATGAGAAATTATTTGCAAGCTCTTCTTCTTACTCTCATCAAGCAGAAGAAATAATTTCAAAAATGAAAAAACAAGGTTCAGCTTCTTCTCTTTTAAAAGCTGAACTTTCAAAAATAAATACAGAATATAAAGCTTCTGTTAAGTCTCAGGAAACATATAAAAAACAGATTAACAGTCTCATTAATGCCTATGGTGGTTTAAACAAAGCTACTGAGGAAGTTAAAAGAGAATATCAGAATTGGTTGAAGGCTTTACGTGACGGAGCTTCCTATGAAAGAGTGAAAACTCAATTAAATGAATTATCTACTGCGTATAAAAAAACAGAAAAAGCTCAGGAAAAAGCAGCAGAAGAAACAAAAATACTTGCAGTACGTTATCAGAAGTTAATAGAATCTTCTTCTTCTTTTTCTTCTGAAGCTAAAAGACTTATTAATAGTTTAGAAAAACAGCCTCAAAAATTAAAAGTTATTAAAGAAGAATTAAAACAACTTAATAAAGAATGGGATGACCATAGAAAATCTATTAACAGGGTTACTAAAGATGTTGGTGTTTTTAGTAATGTTTTAGGTAAATTAGGTAACAGGCTTAAAATTTATGCTGAGTATTATGTAGTTTCAAGAGCTATAAATGCTTTTTCAGACAGCATGAGGCTTGCAGGAAGAACTATTGTTGAACATAATCAGGGTTTGCATGATCTAAAAGCAATACTAAATGCAACTGCTACAGATGTTGCAATGATGGATAAAACTATTGTCAGCATTGCTGAAAGAACTAAATTTAGTCTGGGGGAAGTTTCTGTTGGTATGAGACTTTTAGGACAGACTGGTATGAGTGCTTTAGAAGTTATAGAAGCTTTTCCTCATATTGCTAATTTGGCTACTGGTACTCTTGAAACATTAGATACCACAGTTAAACTTGTTTCAACTGCCTTAAAAGATTTTGAACTTAATGCTTCTGAAACAAAAAGAGTTGTTGATGTTTTTGGTAATGCTGTTAACAAATCAAAACTTACTATTGATGGTTTAAATACAAGTTTTAACTACATAGGCCCAACGGCTGTTTCTGTAGGACTTTCTATTGAAGACACTGCTTCAGCTATGATGATTCTTGCTAATGCTGGTATCAGGGCTAGTACACAGGGTACAGGTCTTCGTAGGGTGTTAGGAGCTTTATCTGCCCCAACCAAGAAACTTAAAGACAAAATAATGGAAGTTGGTTTGACAGTTGATGATGTAAACCCTGAAATAGTAGGTTTTGAACAGACTATTTACAATTTACAAAAAATTGTTCAGACAACTGGAGACGCTTTTGATTTATTTGGTCAGAGAGGGGCTAGTATTGTTCTTGCTTTGACTCAGCACGCTGATGAATTTTCAAAATTTAACGAGAGTGTTAAAGAGTCTGGAGCTGTTTCAAGAATGGCTGAAGAACAGATGAAAGGACTTGGTGTTGGTTTAAAAAACGTAAAGGATAGATTTGGTGTTCTTGCAAGTACTTTAAGTTCTGAGACAGGTTTTATTTCTGTTCTTCAAAGTGGAATTACTGTTTTACAGAAGTTTTTAGAAGGTTTTACAGCTTTTGTACGAACTCCTATAGGAAGTTTTGTTTCTTCTATTGTTTTATTAACTGGAGCTTTGACTGCTTTATCTGCTGCTTTGATTGCAATAAGTTCTACAACTCTATATGCTTCTATTGTTGGAGGATTAGGTACTCTTGCTAGAGGATTTTTTGCTGCAGCTACAGGGGCTAAAGGGTTTACTTCAGGACTTCTTGTGTTAAGAAGCTCTTTACTTGCGGCAAGCCCTGCCCTTTACAGTTTTATTGCTGCAATGGGGCCAGTTGCTTGGGCTGTTGCTGCTGCAAGTGCCGTTTTAGTCACAGCAACAGTAGTTCAACAAAAATACAAAAAATCTTTACGAGATACTATAAATACACATGCAGAATATCTTGTTTCTTTAGGCAAGATAAAAATGGGTTTGGATAGTGTTGTAAAAGCAACAGAAGATGAAACAATTTCTCAAAAAACTGTGAAAGAAAAATATAAAGAATTATATGAACAAACACTTGCTTTAGCTGACACAAGTGTTGTTGCAAAAGAAAAAGCTTTGGAACTTTGGGGGGAAATCGCTGCTGGAACAGAGTCTTTAGAAAATCTAAAAAAGCATGTTAAAGAAGTTGTTGCTGAAACTGAAAAATTAGAATTAATCAGTTTAACTGAACAAGCAGATGCTGCTTTTAAACTTGCTACAGCTTCTAATGTTTTAAGAGGGGAAGCAGTTAGTTTAGGAAAAGCTTATGCTTTTAAAAATGAAAAAATCGAAGAATCTGTTATAAGCTATGCAAATTTAAAACAAAGTATGAAAGTTTTTGGTACTGAGGAACAAAAACAGGCATTAAAAACACTTGAAAATGTAGAAAGAACGAAAGCAGCAAGAATAGCTGCAAATGTAGACATCGAGACAGCTAATTCTAAAACTATAGATACTCTTTTAGAACAAAATGGGTATTTTGTTGAGGAGAATAAAATTCAGTATGAAATGATGAAACAGTTCCTTGTTGATTTTATTCTTTCTAAAAAGAAAGCTGCAAAAGAAGCAGAAGCTATAGATATTAACCCTTCTTATGAAGCAATCACTACGGTTTATGATCGTATTTTAGAAAAACAAGAAGAATTTAGTAAATCTAAATTAAGAGAGCTTGAAGAAGGCAAAAGAAAAGAACTGCAACTTGAAGAAGTATATAATGCTAAAATACAAGCAGTTGCAACTGAATTAGCTGAATTGCGTCTTGAAGCAGCAAAAGATGCTGTTAGAAAAGGAGAAGAAAGCAACAGAACAACTTTAATTCAAAAAGAAAAACTGTATACAGAATTAGCAGAAGCTCAGGAAAACTTTAATAAAGAAGATGAAAAACTTAGGAAAGCTAGACACACTGCTTTAACAGCTTCTTTTGAAGAGGAAATTTCCACCATAACAAGAACTGAACAAGAAAAATTAAATGCTCTAAAAAAAAGCAGAGTAGGTAATGTTACAGAAATTGTAAGTTATAATGAGCAAGTAACTAAAGCAGAACAAAAAGCTGCAGAAGAGCGTTATAATGAAGCAAAAGCATATTATGAAAAAGTTTTAAAAAATGAAAAAAGTCTTCCTTCTGAGAAAAAAGAAGCTCAAGACAAATTATTAGCACTTGAGGGAGCTTACTATGATTCCTTACTGCAGAGTCAAGAAGCTTATAAAGCAAAATTACAAGAGAATCTGAATAAGGAGTATGCTCTTTTAAGCACTCATGAACAAGAACAAGCTAATCTTCGTTTAAAAAGCCATATGAAGAATTTAGAAAATGAAGATTTATATGCTCAAGAATCTCTTGTTATCGCTGCTGAAAGTGCCTATGACCGCTGGCAACTTGAAAAAAATAACTATGAAAAAATAAAAAATTTAGATGAATTTTCTGAAAAAGAAAAACAAGAAGCTTATCAAAAATCTTTAGTAGCTTTACAGGCTTTTCTACAAGCAAAACTTGCTTATAGGAAAAGTAACTTTATTTCTGAAGAGGAAGCTTTACAAAATTCTCTTAATAAAGAATTATTAGAGCTTGATATTGCTTTTAATAAAGAATTTTCTATGGTTGCTAATTCTAACGTCCAAAAATTAAAAGCAGAAAAAGATTTTGCTAAAAATATTTGGAAAGTAAAAGAAAAGAATTTTGATAAAATTGTTTCAGAAGGATATGAAAAAGATTCTGCAATTTATCAAAAAGCTTTACTTGAAAAACTCGAAGCTCAAAAAGATTTTGAAGAAAAACGCAGTGCATTAATTCAAATTTATTTTGATGAAGAAGAAGCAGCTCAATCTAATTCTTATGAAAGACAATTAATTGCTATTGATAAACGTGTTACAAGAGAAATCATCACAGAACAAGAAGGTCAAAGAAAAAAATTAGAATTAGAAGCTTCTCATGCTTTAAAAATGCTTGATTTAGCAAGAGAACGTTTTAATCAAGCAGCTATTCAATATTCTTCAGATTCTAAGGAATATAAGCAAGCTCTTTTAGAAAAAGAGCAAGCAGAACTCGAATATCTTAAACGTAAAAAAGAAAGAGACGCTGCTATTGCTCAAAATACTAAAGATTTAGATGAGAACACTGAATCTCAGGGGGAGAATACAGAAGAAATAAAAAAGAACACAGAAGAAACAGAAAAGAACACAAAAGCAATTAGAAAAGCTTCTTCAGGAATTAATTATCTTGCTATGAGTTATAGTGAGTTAACAACTAAGATAATTGAAGCAAAAAATACAGCCACTAGAGCTATTATGGGTATGTCACAGGGATATAAAGATTTATTGTATGGGCTAACAGATGCTTTTGCTGCTGTAGAAAAAGGAGCAAGAGAGTTAGGATTTCAAGTAGATATTTCCAATTTAAGTTTAGAAGAATCAAGAGAGCTTGTGAAAGAACTTGCAAATAATTTTTCTGAATATAATGAAGCTCTTAAAGAAAATTCAGAAGAACTAGATGAAACAATATCTTCCTTAGTTTCTTTTGATGATGTAGCTGAAGATTCTGTAATGACTGTTTCAGACCTTTCAACTAAAATTGCAGAAGTTACTCAAAAAGCGAATAAATTATACCAAGAAAAATGGGTTGATGCTGAAAGCATGAAGGAAGCTTCTGAAGAGGTCATAAGTGCCTTTGAAGAAATAAAAGAACAAGGTATTGAAAAAATAGAAGCTTTGAAAGAAGAATGGCAAAGTCTTTCTGATAAAATAGAAGAAATAAATGAACAAATACTCCAAATTGAAACTGACACACAAAATCAAATCAGAGACCTTAAAAGAGGTTTAATGACAGAAGAAGAAATTTGGAAAGATAAAAGAATTGAATATGAAGAACTTGTTTCAAAGGCTTCTCAAGAACAAGCTCAAGGCAGATATGAGTCTGCTATAAGTTTGTATAAACAAGCTCAAAGTGTTGCCCAAGAACTTGCAACAGAAGTTAAAGATTCTGAAGATACTGTTCTTTCTTCTTTAGAAAATAACACACAGATAAGTATTAGTTTAATAAATAGTGCTGCAGAAAAAATGAAAAGTGCTTTAGAAGCTCAAGGAACTTCTTTAGCTTCCCAACAACAAGTTGTTAGAAGAGAAATAGATCAAACTGCTAATGCTCTTAAAGGTCTTTCTACTCAAATGGACAGCATTAGCGGAAAAGGATTTGCTGGATGGGGTGACGCTGCTGGATGGGGTGACGCTAAATGGGAGAGTTTTTGGGACAAATTCAAAAACCACAAGGGCAACACCTTTGCTGATGGCGGTCTTACAAATGGCCCATCACATGCTCAAGGGGGTATCCCTATCGAAGTTGAAGGGGGAGAACACATACAACCAGTGCATGCTGTTAAATATTATGGTAAAAAAGGTTTAGATTTTCTTGAAGGGTTCAGACATAAAGTATTTCCTAAAAGTTTTTTTGCTGATTTAGGTTTAAGAAAAATGTCTTTTGCTACTGGAGGCTCTGTTCCTAAAATAAGCATGCCTAAATTTTCTTTGCCTTCTTTTAGTGCTGGTGGTACAGTTAGTGGAGAAACACACACATATCAGTTTAATTTAAATGTCAATGGTAAAAATCATGGACCGTTTGTAGGGCAAAAAAATATGGTGGAAGGTGTTCTGAATGAACTTAAAAAAGCACAGAGGTTAACTTAAATGTTATTAGATGATTTAATTCTGCCTGATGATTTTTATTGGGAAGATGAATTTACTTGGAATAAAATTACACAAGAAATAAATTATGGAACTACAGGTTCTTTATTTATTCAAGAATCAGAAAAGAAAACTGGAAGATATATTACTTTAGTTTCTTCAAATGATTCCACGTGTTATATTACAAGAGAAACAATGCAAACTCTCTTTGCAAAAAAGGAAGTTTTGAACAAAGAAATGACTTTAATGTTGCCTGATGGCAGAACTTTTAATGTTATTTTCAGGCACGCAGAAGACCCTATAGAAGTTGTTTCTGTAAATAATACTTTAAAAATAGATTCTTCTACTGTATATATATTAAAAAGTATAAAATTGATGGAGAAAAATAATGGCTGATATTTCAAAATCAGATATAAAACTCATGGCTTCTCAGGTTTTAGCAGACACTGAAGACGGCGGCGGGCAGATGACCAGCAATGAAATTGTATCAGGGAACGTAAACAATCTGTTCCCTGACATTTCAAGACTGGACAGAACCTATGGCAGGGTAAGCATGAGAAAAGCTTATATTTCTGTCCAAACAGACAACAGGTCTACTTATTATGGTTCCCATGTTGCTCTTACTGAGCAGGCGAAAGATCCTCTTGTGAATACAACTCTTTTTACAACTAAGGATTGGTTTGATAAAAGGGAATCCTGCAGAAACAGGATTGAAGGATATCTTGTAAAAGGGCCTATTTATGCCTGTGCATTGTGGGGAGATCATTATGCAGGAAGCCGTGCAATTACTGTCTTTACAGAAGAGGGTTGGAAGCTGCCTGAGAACGGCGAAGTTTTTGTTCTTATAAAAACCAAAGACCTGAACGGTGCAACTGTTACAAGAGAAGAACAATTTTTAAGAATTACAAAAATAGAAAGTGAAGTCAGAGAGTTTGACGACGGAAACAGCAAATATAAAAAACAGATAATTACAATAAATTTTGGAGACAAAATTAAATTTGATCTCCTTGGTTCTTCACCTACAAGAGCTTTTACATATGGCGTGGAATCAAGAGGAACAGTAATTCACACATCTGTTGTTGCAGATACATCAAGTTATTATGGAGTGTCTGCATTAAAAGAACCTGCTGTTCAGGGGAGTCTAGGTATCAGGGTTGATGAAATAAGAAAACCTCTTGTTCCCTCTACAACAAGTCAGGCTGCGGTAACTGATTTCACCGTTGGGAATCTGCGTGAAGCTCTTGTCCCTGCAACTGGTGCAGATGCAGGCAAGGTAACAATTAACAGGTCAGTTTCCTATTCTTCAGGGAACAGTAATCAGCTTGTAATTGGTACTGGCCTATTACGTGGAAGTTTAGAACTGAATTTACCTGGTCTTGGTAATTTTACAGACAATTCAAAAGGTGACCTTTTAAATGAAGCGTCTGCAATTGCAGGGACAGTTGATTACAAGGACGGCACAATAACTTTTTCTGCAAGTTCTTCAAATTCTGGAACTGCCGTTGTAAAAATTCACCCTGCGGTGGCTGTGTCTGCATTCACTGAAACAGGGAAAATTAAAATTCAGGAACAGAACAGAGGATATGTTTATGTTTTCAATTGCACACCTTCACCCATGAAGGGAAGCATTAAGATAGATTATCTTAGTTCCGGAAAATGGTATTCTCTTTATGACCAGGGAACAGGTGAGTTAAAAGGTCTTGAAGACGGCATTGGCTCAGGGACTGTTAATTTTACAACAGGTTCTGTCAGCCTTACTTTAGGAGGAATGCCTGATGTAAATTCAGATATTCTTATTTACTGGAGTACACCTGTTTTTACAAGTGCATGGCAGGACTGGCTTAAATCACAGACTGAAAGATTTTCAGAGTACAATTTTTGGTGGCTTGGTTCTTTTACTGCAATTCAGCCTCCTGTTATTTTAAAGGGAACAGCAGGTCAATACTCCAGTGTAAAAGCAGGACAGGAAATTGAATTTTCTTTTACACTTGCTGAAGGCAGTTACAGAATTTATGGGACATATCCTTCATGGGGTGATTTGTCTGAAGAAATTAATGAAAAAAATGCTTTAACCTATGAATACATAGATACAGAGGGAACAGTTGTTTCTGGTGTCTGCGGAGGATTATATAAGAACGGCTTGGATGTTTGTTACTATTTTTCTTTAAGAGATTTCCCTGGGAATCCTTCTTCTGCGGAATACACAATTAATACTGTTACAACTGAAACTGTTTCAGGTACTGTTTCAAGTGATCATGCAGAAACTCTTAATTATGATATTGGCGGAGATATACGACCTGGTACATTGTCAGGGAAATTAAAAATTATTGCTGATCAGCTTGATTATGACACTACCTATACAATTTTGGGGGAAAGTATTGGTTGGTGGCATCCACATGCCACACGAGGCTCAAAACTAAAAATGAAGTCTGATTCTGCATTTGTGGAATTTTATGACAATGGAGCCGGAAAACTTTTATGGCAGGGAGATAATTCTGAAATTGGAACTGTTGATTATTCAACCGGAGCTGTTACTCTGCAAGGCAACTATACTGCAGGGTTTCAGGCAGACCAGACAGCCTATTCACAGGGACAATACATATGTTCTACTGTTACAACAGAATCTGTTGTAACAGTAGAACAGGCAGCGAAATATGAAGCAAATTCAGATATAGAATACAGTTATGAAGCAACCACTGCTGCGTCAACATCAAATCAGGTTTCAGTTGCAGTTAGTGAAATGGATTCAGCCATACTTGTTCCTGTTCCCTCTTTTGCTTCTTTTATTCCTGGAAGCGTTAATTTTGTTTATGATACAAAATTTTACAGAGATACAGGTTTGGGAACTATTGTTTCAGATTCTTCAGATCAGGTTTTTTCTGTTAATTATAATTCCGGAGAAATTACAGCTCAAAATAATTTCAATCCTTTGCCGTTAGGAGAAGCAAATCTTTTATGGTTCACAGGTTCTTTGATCCAGAACAGAAAAGAAGTTGTTTACCAGTGGGTTTTTCGTACACCTGGTGCACCTGTTACGCCTTCAAGTTTTACAATCCAGGCAACAACAGATGACGGTCAGGTTATTGATGCAACCGGAGATTTTGACGGGATTGTTGAAAGTAATGAAATTCATGGCACAATAGAATATTCAACAGGTATTGTGAATGTTAAATTTGGAGTCTGGGCAGCTATTCCTGAAGGACAGGAAACTGCAGAATGGCTGAATGATTTTGATGTTGAGGGTAGTAACTATCTCAAACCCCTTGCAGTTCAGACAAGCACAATTGTTATGAACTGCGTTGTTGAAACTTATGTTCCTTTAGATGCAACTCTTTTGGGATTGAGTCCTGTAAAATTACCCCTTGATGGTAGAGTGCCAATTTTTAGAGACGGAGACATTGTTCTCATACATCATTCCGAAACAGATGTAATAAGTTCACCTACGGCAGGACAGGTTGTTTCTCTTTCAAGACAAAATGTAAACCTGATTGAACTTTATGATAACAACGGAGTTTATATTCCTGAATTAGGAAATTATTCTGTTGATTTAGTTGCAGGGGAAATTACCTTTGAAGATCCTCTTGATTTGTCTGCATATTCAAGTCCTTTTCAGGCAGTTAACAGAATTGAGGATATGGTTCTTGCTACTGATGTTCAGATTACAGGACACATGACATTATCACAGCCTTTGCAGCATGATTATCCGGCTGATGAAACCTCTGTAAGTTCTGTCCTTGCAATAGGAGATGTTCAGGCAAGGATTTATAATATTTTTACTGATTCAAGCTGGGGGGATGTATGGCAGGACACCAGAAAATACAGCCCAACTTCAGCACAATATGACACAGTTAACTATCCGCTTATCACAAAAAACAAAAGTTCTGTAAAAGAACGCTTTGCCTGCGTTTTCACAAGTTCCAATACTGTTAATGTTTTAGGCAAACATTTAGGGGTTATCCTTACAAATGCTCCCATTACAGCGGATATTGCACCTGTTAACCCTGCTACAGGCGAGCCTTACTTTACAATAAGATATGAAGGCTGGGGTTCTGGCTGGAGTTCCGGTCAGGTTTTGAGGTTTAATTGCGATGCAGGAAATTTCCCTGTTTGGTTTTGCAGAACAACTCAGCAGGGGCCGGCAACTGAAAACAGCGATAATTACGTGATACAGGTGCGTGGTGACTCATCCTGATGATGTTTTTGAAAATAGTTTTGGAATTTAATTTAATGGAGGAATTATGAGTGAAAGTTTTTTATATACATGGGAAGATGTCGGAGCACCAGTTTTAACTCCCTACAAGGGAAGCATTGTTAATGTTTTAAAAAAAGTTCTTGTTGAAGGTTATGGCGATAAGCCTGGACTTGGTTGGGAAATTGTTTTTGAACAGGCAGAAAAGATTGTTTTCAGAAACAAGGGAACTCGTATGTTTGTTCGTTTTGACCATTCTGTTACAAATTATCAGGTGTTTGTGCGTGCCTATGAGTCTATGTCTGATATTGATACTGGACTGTTTCCTTGCCCTGATCCTGCACTTGAAAGTCCTGTATTTCAGTTAGTTTTAGGAGCTTCCAGTACAAGCACTGCTAATGTTTGTCCTTGGCGGATTCTTGGAGATGATAAGGGGATATGGATTGTTTTAAATCCTGCTGCTGCACATGTAAATGGAATTGGTAATAGTAGAGACAGTGCTGGCTGGAAGTTTGTTTATATCGGGGATTACATTCCTTATGACATTTCAAACACTCAGTACAATTTTGCAATGTGTATGGGGGATATTGCAAATTATAATCATGAGGTATTTTATTGTAACTACAGAACATTGACAAATATTCGATCTCAATACCATATAATGAGAAAACCAGATAGAAGTCCTGGAAGTGTTCAAATTGGAATAAGTTCTGGAACGGCTTTATATTACTCTAGCTATCTCGGGGATAATCAAAATGTTTGTGATTATCAATCTGATTTTCAATTAACAGCAATTCCTACAATACATACAGCTGGAATATTTTTAGGCCGACTGCCTGGACTAAAAAATTCTTTATCAGGGTATGGATACAATCAAACTTCTCTTTCTTCTTATTCAGACACAGTTGCAAGAAAACCTGAAATGATTTTTGATTTTGGTGATTATAAAGAACATTTCTGGAGAATGGCTGATTCGTCAGGCAATTTTAGATATATAGTTCTTACAGAAGGAAAGGGATTCAGAAATGTCATTTAGTCATGAAATAACAATCTCAAATATCCCTGCTGATAAAGTTCAAAAATGCAAGATTGCAGGACAAGCTGAAGTTGTAGACAGTCTTGTAAAAAGAGTTGTTCTTTTAAACAGAAGTACTATGGAACTTGTTGCAGCAAGAAATGTTAATGATGACAACTCATGGGAAATGTTTGCTCCTGATCAAGGAGATGGAAACCATCTCCTTATAGGATTAGACGAAGGCGGTAATTTTAATGTTGATGCGTTTGATCGGGTTTCGTTAGGTACAACAACTTTTACAGCAGACCCTGTAGAGTTTCAAAAAGTGTTGAGTAATGCTGATGCTTATTATGTGGAAGAAATTGTCAATTATAGATTTCCTGAGCGTCTTTCTAAACTTGAAGGAGAATTTGATAAGGACACTCCCCTTGAAGGAATTTATTATGTGCAGGAGGTTGAAGCAACAGTTGTAAATTTTGGAGAAGGACATTTTGAAGATGAAGCAGGAACTGTTTTAGATTTAAGCTCTTCTGATTATTCTTTCTTAAAAGAAGAAGTGTTTTTTAATATTTCAGATAATGTTTTTAAAATAAGAGAAGTGAAAACAGATAATGTAACTGTTATTGTTGAAGGAAATGCAAACTTCACTGAAAGAGTTTTAGTTGATTCTTACACTCCTGTTCTTGATAAAGATTTAGAGGTTTGTGGAGTCGGAGAAAATGTTGTCCGGTTTCTTCCTACAGACAGAGCTTTTTCTGTTTTTAAAGATACTTCGCCTGTAAATTTAAATATTAATTTTAAAACAAATGTAAAAATCAGCACAGGCAATGAAGATATTGTTTTGACTGGAAACATTATAAACGTTCCTGAAGATTATGCTACTGTGCAAGCTGCACATGATGCAGCGAATGATGGTGATATTCTTTTAATTGCTCCTGGTACTTATACTGAATGGGTAAAAGTGTCTAAAGGAGTTCATATTTTCGGGACTGGAAAGAGTCCTTTAGATGTTAAAATTTATTATGGAGCGGGTAGTTCTTACGCACTAGAATACACTACGGCGTTTGCAACAAATCAGTCTGTTCTTTATTTAGGAAATTTAACAGTTGATCATAATGATGCCGCTGAAAGAGTTCTTGCTTTCAATAATCCTCAATCTACTGAAAAATACACTATAGAAGTTATAGATGTTTATATAGACGCTACATATTCTTATGGTAGAGGGATTCATGGTATTAGAAGTAATTCTAATTTAACAGTTAATTTTAGAAGATGTTATTTAAATTCTGCAGAATATATTGTTTGGGATTATGATACAGGAAAAATAAACTTTTATGAAACTCAAATGAATATGAATTTAAATTGTTATAGTTGTTCTGCAAGTTTTGGAGAAACTGATTATGTTACAACTGAAACAGAAGGCTATGGTTTATACAATGATTTTAATATAAATAAACATCTCCCCAGATTTGTCTATGAACAAGCAAATCCTAAATATTTCACTATCTCAAAAGATAGTGTAAATTCTTATGCAGAAAATATTAAAATAGGGATTGATTTATCCAAAATTCCTGAAGTTTTTGATGAAATAACAGACTATACAGAATTAACTGTTGTTTTTCAGGATTCTGAATTTCTTGATATAGAAGTTGAAAGATTTGATAAACCAAATAAAAAAGGCTTAATCTGGTTTAATCTTCCTTATGTTTCAGACATAGAAGATACTCATTTTGCTCTGCTTTATCCCTACTCAAAAAGTAATATTTTCATGACAGAAACAAGTCATGAACATGATCTATATCAGGACAATTTGTTTGTGTATCACATGACAGATTTACCTGAAGGTGCAGACGCTGTAAGAGATAGTTCTCCTAATGCAAATCATGCAACTCCTTCTGGCATGACTGCTGCTAATCAGGGTATTGGATTATTAGGTTCTCCTGAGTATAACTTTACAGGTTCTGAAATAATTAATGCAGGTAATATTATTCCTGAAAAGATAAGAGAAGGAACAATAGAAGTTGTATTTAAAACAACTTCAAACAAAGCCCACCTTCTTAGTCAGGATTCTTCTTCTGTAGGGGATAGAGATGTTAATTTAAGTATAGGCAAACCTACAGGTGTTGTTAATGATGTTGCAGACGGATATTTAAATTTTGAAGTAAACGGAAGTCAGACCGGAGAAACAAGAAATATTGTTTCTTCTATCCCTGTAAATGATAGCCAGTACCATTATTTAGGTATTTCATTTTATAATAATGTTTTTGGGATGGTGATTGATGAAAATAAAAATATCCCTTTTGATTATGAATATAAGGCTTTTGGAAATACTGATAATTTTATAGTTGGGTATGATGGAACTGATTATTTATCTGGAACTATTAAGGACATTTTAATTTCTGATAAATTTATTGATGCTGAAGCTTTAAATTTAATTAATAAAAGTATGCAGGATTCTTTAATAGAATATAATTCTTCTTCAGGAGTAACTTATTCAGAAGACACACAAGCTGATTTTCAGACAGGAGATTTATATGATGTTGAAGCTGATGCAGGGGACTATTTAAAACTAACGAATAGAAATATTTTAAATTTTGATGGGGTTGATAATTTTGTGGATTGTGGTTCAGTCTCATTTGTAGTCAAAACTGTAGAGTTTTGGGTAAATGCAGGAGAAATTAGCAATTCAAATCAAGCTGGTGCTATAATAAGCTTTTCTGACGATCAAGATGAAATTGTTTTAGGTGAAATCTCAAGCCATGTGTCTAGTGAAACAATCACTTGGCAGTACCATTCCGAAAAAAACTACGAACGAACCGCCATCACAAAAAGTTTTGCTTCTGGATGGCATCATGTTTGTTTTGTTTGGGATGAAAATATAAATGAGTATAAGATTCTTGTAGACGGGAATTTTTATCAAACTAGTCACTCAGATCAAGGAAAGCTTACACTCAGAAACGCTTCTTACATAAAGATAGGCGTTCGTAATTTTGGCAATAGTGGCTATTTAAATGGAATTTTATCTGGAATCAGAATTTGGGATATTGCTCGCACTCAACAAGAAATTAAAGACAATATGTACACGACTCTTACAGGTTCAGAAACAGGACTTGTTGCATATTATAAATTTGATGAAGGAACAGGCACAACTGCAATAGACAGTGCAGGAAACAATAATGGCACTATTTACGGAGCTACTTGGAAAAACGAATATGTTCACGGTTCAAGAATTTCTCCTCAAATAAACCTAGCTTCTGTAGGAAGTGCAGGAAATTCTACTATATCTTGGACTGAAGTTTTAAATAATCAAACCCTTATTCTTGAAACCAGAGTTTCTTTAGATGATGGAGTTACTTGGACAGACTGGAAACCTTGCACAAAAGACAGTGCTATTCCTGATTTAACTTCTGGCACTAATGTCTCTAATGGATTGCTTGAATGCAGGCAAATACTGTCTACAAATGACAGCACTGTTACTCCTGAACTTCATTCATTAAATATAAACGTAGAAGGCACAGGTTCTTCATTAACAGCAAAATTCACATCAGATAAAGAATTAAACAATGTCCCGTTATGCTTAAAACTATCAAATTCCTCTGGAATGACAGGTCTTGACATAACAAATATATTAACAAATTCTTCAAATTTAACTGTTTTACAATCTGTTAATAATTTAAAAATTGAAAGAAGCTTTTGGGAACTGAATACTTATGCAGAATTGTGGACTCTGTTTCCTCAAATTAAAAAAGGCGAAAACACTTTTTTAATTACACAAGACGATGAAGCAAATCCTAATATAGGGGGCATAGGTTCAACTCAGGGGCAAGAAGTCTTTCAGGATTTTAAAGCTGTATATCATTTAAATCAAGACCCAGCAGCAATAAAAGACAGCACAGGAAACAATCCTGATGCGACAGCTTACAATATTACCACAACAGATGTTTCAAAAGATGGTACTATTCTTGATGGAATAAACAAATATATAAACCTTGGACAAATAACAACAAAAGAGTTTAACCATGGGCAGGTACACTTGTCTTTTAAAACTACAGATACGAATAAACCTGTTTTAACTAAAAGCACTGATGCTTTTAATATAAGCTCTACAGGTACTTTAGATGTAAGCTTAAATGAAACTATCAGTTCTGAAATAACCCTTAATGACGGCGCTCTACAAACAACCTCATTCAGCTTTGATAAGCATAAAACAGATTTAATAATTTCAGGAACTGATGAATTGTTTTGGGGAAGTTTTGGCAGTAATGGTCTGGCTGACATTTTAATCGGAGGCAATTATCTTGGTGCAAACTTTGAAGGAAGTATTGTTGATTTAAGATTCAACACCAAAAGCAGGCATCTTGACGATTTAGTTTTGCAGGGGAAAATGTGGAAAGAAAACCTATTTCAGGGTTTAAACTTGCCTCAGATAATTCCTGCATTTAGTTTTGATGAAGGAAATACTTTCAAAACTTATGTGAATGATACATGGAAAGCTGTTGCAACAAAAGATGAAGCTGTTCACTTAGTTACAGGAGATTCTGACTGGTATTACATAGATGATACAGGGACATGGAACAAAGCTTTTCAAAACAATTCAAACTTTGCCTTAAAGCAGGCAATGCAGTTTCAGGAAAACATGTGTTATGTTGTAACAATAAGAAACCTTACTTCTGCTGAGTGGACTTCTACTGGCGGAATGACTGCTGAAGGGAATCTTCAAATAGCTTTTTGCTACAATTCAAAAATAGATAACTTATATCCTTCAATAACAGATGTAAATGTTGACGATAAAATCATTCTTTCTTGTCAGAGCTATGATCTTGAGCCTTATTCAACAAAAATAACAGGCTCAAAAATAGAATGGGAAGCAAGGATTCTTGAAGGAGTCAATTTTGATTCCGCTCAGATTGAAGTTTATTCAATAGTGACTGGTGGGACATGGCAGCAATGCACAAGAAATGAAAGTATTCCTGATATTGTTCCTGAGATGGACACTACTGGAAAAGAGCTTCAATTTAAAATTGTTGTGCCTAAAGATATTCCTGAATCAGTAATAATTAACCTGATACCTAAAATACAATAGGAGAGATTATGTCAAGATTTACACCTATAGAAATATTAGATTTAGTCATAGATTCATACATGCTTGCAGATGAAGAAGCAGTCTGTTCACAACAGCCTTTGACTTATTACAATGCCTGCTGGCCGAGTATGTGGAATCCTGAAACAGCTTTTGAAGTTGGAGACGTTACAAGAGCGCCAACTCAAAACGGTTTTGTTTATGAATGTATTACAGCAGGAACAACAGGAACAACAGAACCCCCATGGTCTGAAGTTCAAGATGGAGTTTTTGCAGACGGGACAGTAGAATGGAAAGCACATGAAAATTATGCTTTGATAAATCAGCCTCTTGAAGAAACAGATAAAACAAAAGAAGACACTGCAGCAGGAGGAAGAAAAATAATCATAGGACAGAAAATGGGAGTAACCATACACACAGACGGAACAGTTTCACACACTGCATTAATAGACAATGTGAATAAAAAACTGAAATATGTAACTGTTTCTCAGACTTCTTTAGCAGGAGATAATAATGTTGTCTCAGGCAGAACAACTTTATTCCATGAATTTGAAATAGTAATCAATCAGCCTACAGAGCTTATTTAATAATGTCTTCTGTATTTCCTATAATAGACCCTCTTAATATAGAATTGTCCTTTACTTCTGTATACCCAATCCCAGAAGCAGGGACAATTTTGACTCTTAGATTTGGAGTAACAGGAGATATTGAAATTGTTTCCTCTTCTTCAAATGTGGTTATTGGAGATTCTGGCTCTCAAATTTCAGTAATGACTGTAATTCTTTCAGAAGATTCAGAAATTGTTTTAAAAAGCAGTTCGTCAAATATAACAATTATTATTGAAATTGATTCTGAAAACTCTGAAATAAGAATATCTTCAAACAGTTCTCTTGTTGAACATCTTCCGGATATAGAAATTGCAGGCTCTGAAATCATAATTAGTCTGTCTGAAAGTATTATAAGCGGAGGTCAGGCGAATGATTTACCTGGCTATGTTCGTACAGGAGATATGGGTTTTATATGGAATAATGTTCCTGAAAAAGTAGAAAGCGGTAAAAGTTTTTTCTGGAATGAACCTGATGATTTATTAATTAAAGAAAAAATTGCTTGGGATAAAACTACAAATACAGATAAAAAAACCACAAGTCCTTTTCTTGCTGATATGTTTTATTTTGATTTTAAAAACATAGTTGCCTATTCTAATTTTCAAAATAAACCTGATTTTAAAAATACAGCCTCTTTTCTTTCAAAAATGATATTTATGGATGAGTTTCATTCTCATTTATGGGGCGAATTTTTCATAAGAGACCATGATGCACAGTTCCCTTATGACAATTTTAAATGGTTTGAATTTAGAGATACACGTCATTTTACTTTATTTGATAAGTCAGAGCATTGGAACAAGCGGTTTGAAAATAAATTTGATAATGGCAGAGATATTCTTGCCGATAATCATCATGGAACTTATTGGGGGCCATATTGGTATTCTTTATGGTGTCAGGAAAAATATTTCCCATATGTAGGAAATGAAGAAGTTCACCTTGTTTTAAAATCTGATTTCCCTAATTTAATACATCCTGAATTTTTACATCCAAATAATCCACGTTGTCCTTTTGATTATTGGTATTCAGGTGGTAGGGATTCTTTTACTCCTGATATCGAGCCAATAGAACAAAAAATTGTACCTAAAAAGAAGGTGTACTATATGATAAACACAGCTTATATAAAACGATTACCAGATAATGCAGATATTCCTTTTTCAAATATTTCTATTTCTATTGACAGGGATAGTTGGGTTTGGGATTTTTCTATAGATATAATAAATAAAGAAACTTTAGAAATGCTAAAACCTCAAGGAAATGTGTTTATAGATATTCAAATTTTTATTAATGGATGGGAATGGACTTGTAAAATTGAAAATTGGAGTGAGAATATTTCTTTTGATAGTAATAGTTGGAGAGTTTCAGGAAGAAGCCCTTCTGTAGAAATAGGAGAACCTTATAATGTTGAACCTTTGTTTCAGAATCAGGAAAAACATGGAGGGCAGATAATAACAGATATTTTACAGTATTCAAATTGGGATTTTCAATGGCATTATAATGAATTTAACCCTTTTACTCAATGGCTTATTCCTGAAAATTTAATTAATTTAACAGATGTTTCAAAAATTTCACAAATAAAACATCTAACAAATGCGGTAAATGCCTTTGTACAAACAAATGCTGATACTTACAATGATCCTAAATTACATATTTATCCTAAATATAAAGAAAATCCTTGGGTGTGGAATACAAGCATTACCTCAGAATATGTTTTAAATCCTGATATTTGTCATGAAAGTTCAAGAAGTAATGAGATCATTAAACCTATAAATGCTGTTATTGTCAGTTCACAGAACAAAGGAGTTATTGTTAATGCTGTCAAAAATGGTACTGCAGGGGATTCAGCAGCTCCTTTAGAAATAAATGCTTTGGCAACTACTCAAGAAGCTGGAAAAGAAATTGCTAGACAAATTATGGGAAGTTCAGGTTTTTGGATAAATCATACTTATACTTTGTTTTCTTTAATGCCTCCTAATGAAGCTCCTGGATTATTGACACCTGGTATGTTTATTGATATGAATGAAGGAAACGGTGTTTGGACAGGACAAGTAACAAGTACTTCTGTGTCAGCTACTTGGAATGATAGGTCTGGATTAATTGTTAACCAAACTATTGATGTGGAGCAATTTTATGAGTAATATTTGGAAATCTTTTGAAAATTTATTACCTAAAAAGAAACAATTAATAGGAACTGTAGCTGCTGTTAATACTGTTGACAAAACAAGCACTGTTACTTTGTTAAGTGGAAATAATATAGTTGTTTCTGGTGAAGGGACTGTTGGTAATATTTATTTAATTGAGGATGGTTTTATTAAAGAAGAATTACCCTCATTAACAACTTACACAGTTACTATTTATTAGGAGTTTTTATGACTAATTCTTCAATATTTAAAATGACTGAAGAGGAAACTAAAGCTCTTTACAGGGAATTAGGGTCAAATGAAGCAACAATAAAATCTATTTTATTTAGTCTTGATGAGCTGCGTTCTTTAATAAAAACTTTGCAAGAGGAAGTTTTCAAAATAAAATTAACAGCGGAAATCACAAAAATGAAATTAGTAATTTATGGTTCTTTAGGTGGAGCTGGTTTTTCTGTAGCTTTATTTTTCTTCAAATTTTTTATTTCTAAAATGGGAGTACAAAATGATTAACCTTTATAATACAAATTCTTATAAAAGAATTTTAGTTGCTCATACGATTGTTTCTTTTGTTCTATATACTCTTTTTATCTTGGTAAGTATTGCTCTTATTGATTTTCTTTTATTCTATGAAAAAGCATTGTGCTTTAAAAGTTTTATTTGTTATTTAGGGGTGTTTCTTTTTGCTCTTTTAATATACTTTACTTATTTTAAATTCAAACTTTTAAGTGTTTTTAAATTTCAGAATTTAGAAAACCTCACAAGAATAACTACAGAAACTGCTAAATTTATAAACAAACACAGACTACTTGAAATGTTTGCTCAGAATTTGGTAACTATGGTAGAAAACAATGCTGGCGTTGCTATGTGGATTAAGGATGAAGAAGATAAATATATTTTTGCTAACAAAGCTTTACGTAACCTTCTTTTTAAAGAAAAAGAAATGTTTGAAATTATAGGTAAAACAGATGGAGATATTTTAGGATATCCTTGTAATTACTTTGATTTTGAAAAATATTTAAAAACTATCACACCTGAAAAATACCCTGAAATAAAAACTTCTGATCTTTTTGAACAAGGAAGTGTTTGTAACTTAACAGATATCATTACAAGAGTGTTAAAAGTGCCTTGCAGATTTTATGAAGAAATCGGAGATAAATGTTTTGATGTTTTTAAAACTCCTTTATTGAATGATAGTGGAGAGATTGTTGGTACTGTTGGTACTTTATTTGACATAACTGATAATGCAGAAAGGAAAAAAGCTAGATTGGTTTTACTTGAGAAACAAAAACAAGCTTTTAAGATTAATGGTTCTAAAAATTATTACATTAAACAATACAGTTTTGGAGAGCTTTTATGATTTTTAATGTTTTTTTCCCTTTAATAATTCCTGTAGAGATTCTTCTTTGCTTTGTTATTTCTGTTTTCAGTTTTGTCTGTTTTTACCATTTAAAACTTAATAAAACTAATATCTATATGCAAATATATACTTTTTTAATTGGTGTTATTTCTTTATGTTGGGGGCTTTTGATTTTTTTAAGTTTTAATAGTTATTGGTACACTCCTTCAAGAGCTATTGATACTTTTATTACTTTTGTATTATTAGGGACTTTAGGGACTTTGTTGTATTCTGTTTTAGTTATTTTTTTTTATTTATTACGTAAAGGATTTTTTAAATGATTGATTGGAATTTAGTTCAATTTTTTACTCCTTCTGAATTTCCTGATGACACTGAATTAGTTTCTCCTGAATTAATTTATAATTTAGATTCTTTTAGAAAAATACTACAAAAAAAAATTTACCCTTCTCCTGTTAAAGGAGCTTTAGTTCGTACAAATATAAACGCTTTTTCTTCTCAACATTATGCAGATAAAGAAAAGGGTAAACTATCAAAAGCTGCAGATGTTTTTTGTGAAGGTTTTCCTTTCCATACTTACACAGAAGCTCTTTCTTCGCAATTGTTTGGAGGAATTGGTGTTTATTTTAATGGTAATTTTGATGGTAAAAAATGGGTAAGATTTCATTTTGATACGAGAGCTTTAGGAGAAAAGCACAGCAAAAGAACTGCATTGATTTGGTATGTGAACGAAAATGGGCAAAGATACTACCCTCAATACAATTGTACAAAATACAAAGAAATGCTTGCTTTGTTTTTAAAATATAATATTTTTTTTAAAAAAGGAGCAAACTATGCAAACACGTGAATATTTTTTTAAAACTGACAAGGGAAAAGAGTTTTCTATTATAGCTCCTGATGACATTCTCTTTACACATTCTGACCCTATGGATTATGAGGATTGTTGTGGAGCTGGTGAAGGCTTAGGAGAAAGGATTGTTCCTGACACTATTTGGGGTTTGAAAATAAGTCTTGCCTGCTTTGTACATGATGATATGTTTGAGAGAGGGGAAAAAACTTGGGCACATTTTCATCAAAGTAATAGCATTTTTCTTAAAAATATTATAAATATCATACATGCTTATAGTAAAAGTAGAATTTTGAAACATTTAAGACTTTATAGAGCAGTTTCTTACTATAATGCTGTAGATCGTTTTGGTAAACGTTCATTTAAAAAATAAAAGGAGGAATATGTTTTCTATTATCAAAAGTATTTTTAAAGGTATAGGTAGTTTCTTTAAAAGGTTTATCAGAACCACTGTATATGATGCTATAGAAGAAATGGCAGATATAGCTGAATATGCTGTAGAGACGGTTAATAAAACCTGTAAAGATAAATCTAATGAATATAAGTTTCAAGAGGCTAAGAAGCTTATTAAGGAGCTTATAAAAACAAGAGAGAAAGATTATAAAGATAATGTTATAAATACTGCTATTGAGATTGCTGTAGCTCTTATTAAAGAAGGCAAGTAGTCGTTTTACCTCCTTCATATAGAGTTGAGGGGTTTCCATTGCCCCTCAACTCATACTTTATTTTATTCCTTTTCACACGTTGCAGCATTAACACTTCTCAATTTGATAGTTCCATAAAAATAAATTGCATTTTTTACCTACAGATTGAAATTGTAATTCTGCAGGAAATTGACTAACCCCCCATTTATGGTCATCAGGCTTAGTTCCTTTATAAACGTGCCCCTTTTTTGAATTAGGCAATCCTACAATAATCGCATCAGAAATATTTTTCGCTTCAGCAAGTAGCTCTTGAACTTCCTCAAGAAACAGATGTTCAAGGACATGATTAAATAAAATAAGATCAAACCCTTCTATAGGCGTTATTTTATCAAGCAACTTTATAGCAGAAAAATCTTTATTCACATAATACTCGTCATAAATGTGTTCAGAAATAGCATACTTAACAACATCGCAACCAAAAACTTTAACTTTAGATGGAAAGCATGCTTTAATAATATGACCGTAAATACCCTCACCACACCCAAAATCTAAAATATTTATTTCTCTTGCATCTTTTGATAAATTTTTTTCTATAAGTTTTATTGTTTCGTCTATGTTACTTAAAGTGCTCCATCCTTTTGCACGTTGTATCATTAACCCTCCTCAATTTTTTTTAAAGTATCAGCAACATCTTTGTCTGCTCTTTTTGCAATAAATCTAGGCAAGAATAAAGACTTCTTATCTTTAGTTTCAGACTCAATTACAGCATTGTACTTAACTTCTACAATACTACCAACCCATTCATCTTCTAAAGCTTCTACAACAGACTCTTCATATATAGACACACCCTCATCATTAACTCCTGCATAGCCTCTTTGAGCATCAGAAAAACCAGAACCAACAGAAACTTCAAGTTTTTCATCTTCAGAAGCACAAATAATTTTACCTAAACATCCTTCATATTTTGAACCTTTCTTACCATACTCAAAACCAATAACTCTTAAATCACAATCTTTTTCAGCTTTGATTTTAACACCATCTTTTGTTCCTGAAGAAGAATCTTTCCAAATACCATCTAAATTCTTAACAACTGCCCCTTCTCCTCCTGCAGACATAATCTCTTGAGCAAACTCAATAGCTTCTTCTTTAGAATCAACCTCTCGATATTTAGGAATTTTAAGGGTGAAATCTTCATACTTGTAATTATAATCTTCTATCAAAGAAAAAAGACGCTCAGTACGTTCTTTAAGACCTTTATTGTATTTACCTTTAAAGAAATGATACTCAGGCAAAACATCCCACAAAACAAAATCTATACATTCATGATCTTCTTCAGAAGCAGTCTCTTGTAATATTTTTGAAATAATACCAGAACTCACTTGACGAGGAAGAACTTTATTTGTTTCAGGGTCTACTCCTATCATTTCTCCATGAAACACAACATCTTCTTTCATATTAAGATCATCCTTTAAATCAAACAGGTCAGCGTATAAAGCTTCTTTTAAAGGAACTAGCTCATTACCATTCCTAGTTCTAAATTCAACCTCATCTTCTCTTACAAAGATATTTATAAAGTCAGAATCAATCTTCTCTTCAACTCTTGCAGGATATTTAATGCAAGTATCAAGATGTTTTTCAGACCTGTAACGCATATAAGGATAAATTGTAAGAAAATCAGGAACAACATTGTTAATTGTCTTAGCACCAATTCCACATTTTAAATCTTTATTCACAATTCTTTTGACAACTTCCCACCCTTCCCATTCATCAAAGAAGTAGACAATATCTGAAAGTTGCTGCTTTTCTTTATTTGTAACGCCTCTTTGCTTTGCAAATTTATCAAGTAGAGTGAAGACTGTGCTTCCTTTTGCGTTCTTAGCTTCTTCAGAAGGCTGAGGTAGTTCTTTTATTTTAAAGTGCAGGCTTTGATCTAGTGCAAATTTTACAACTTTTGCAAAAGAGGTGTCCTCTAAGTACTCTTTTAATAAAGTCTTCTTATCTGTGCTTTTTGATGTCTTCTTTAAGATATCTAATTTTTTCAACACTTCTTTCATTATTTTATCCTCTCTTCATATTACCATGCACTATAAATAAGATAGTCATTTTCCCAATCAAAAGTACGGTAAATGTAAACCAGATTAAATATAGAATATTCATATTTCCATGATTTTACAATCTCTCCGTCTGTGGTTTCTTCATCTAAATAATAGGGATTTAAAAATTTGCTATACCATTCTCTTGCTTTGCCATCTATAAATACCTGAACATCATCTTTACCTTTTGCAAGTCTTTCATACATAACATAAACGGTTTCATGGTAGTCATAAATAAGTTCTTTTAAGTCTTCTTTTGACATGATATAAAATTCACAATCTGTTTCATCCTCTATATCAAAATCATAAAAAGGCTCTTTCCCTTTTGTAAATTCAAAATATTTACCAAGTTCAAAGAGTTCAGTATGTGCATTAGGATAATAACATACAAAATCTTCCCCCATAATGCTCATAACTTCTTCATAGCTTTTTCCTTATCGCTACACTGCCAGATTGGTTTTTCTTAACTGATAAGGCTTAAAGCCTATTGCTTCAGCTCCTTTTTTGGTTGCAAAAAAATATTTATGATTAAATCGTAAATCGGATTTAACAAGTCCGATTTCTTCCATTTTTTCAAATTCAACACAGTCTTTTGAGTTTGGACTGGCTGCAAAATGATTTCTAAATCCCCATTGATTTTTCTTGTATCTTGCATCAGCTCCGAGCATGTGCTGTAAAAGTTGCTTTTGTCTCTGTGTTATTTCCATTTTATTATCTCTTTTTAAAGATCATCACAAAATTTTATCAGCTCTTTATTTAGACATTCTTTGCATAGATCAAGAGAGCCACTTATATTATTTAATCCATCAAGTTTATAAATATCTATTTTTAGTTCAAACACTATATTTTTACTTCTTTCTTTGTGTGTGTGATTATATGGCTTATAAAAATCACCACACAAATCACATATTTTAGCTTCTGCCATTTAACTTTTCCTTTTTATTTTTATTTTTGTTTATTTTTTAAAAAATCTCCTAATACTTCTAAAAGTAGAAGAAAGAAAAGAGTCAGAAACACGCTGCTCACCAACACAAACCCTAGCACCCATATCACTGTCACAAGGACTGTCCTGTTTTATACGTAACGTAGGATAGATAAGGGAAGTGTCTTTAGTTTTTGTAACTCTATCATCATACTGAACCATCCCTTCTCTTTGCATATACATAATAGATACAAGACAAAACATAGCTCCTGCTAAATGATGCTTATCTATACCAAAATCTTTAACAGCACAAGAATCTAAATCTTCTCCTTTATCCCAAAAAGCATTAATATGTCTCCTTGCTGCAGCAATCATTTGTGAATAATCAAAACCAAGTCTCCAACTATCTCTTTTGTATTTAATACATCCTTCAAAATAAGCTTTAACTAACTCTTCTCCAATGACATCCATAGGTAATAAAGAAAGATCAATTTTATTATCAAGTACATCATTTTTAGGTGCTTTGTTCATTTAAACTCCTTTTTAAAAAATTAATATTACAAGCAATGAAAAAAGAATAAAGAAAAAAAGAATAAAGAAGGCTTTTTTGAGTGAGGTTATGAGGGTTTTTGGAGTGGTTTTAACGAGGGAACTTGTGTGTATTTCTTTGAGGATTTTAATGAGGGAATTTGTGAGGGTTTCATTAGGGGACGCCGCCATATTTATGATCGATTCTTATTTATACCATTTATAGCCTGAATTATGAAATCACCATGACATCTTTTAGGCTTGCAGCAGCATTTTAAAACCACATTTTCTCCAACCTCCACAAGCCTTGCTATATAATTTAACTCCTGAAAGACAACCCCTTTCTTTTTATACTGAGCTCTTAACCATTCAGCATACAAATCACACACCCTATCTCTTTCTGAATCAGAGCTATCCCTCATAATGAAGGGATTACCTAAGACGCTCTTCCCCCTCATTATATCTATTTCTATTTCTCCCTTACTTTTATAACTATATTTATTTACAACCTTTATCATTTTAATCTCCTTTATTGTTACTTTTAAGGGTAAGTATACTAAAATAAAAAGGGGAAATCAAGTTTAAAAATCTCCCCTTTTAAAAAATTACATTTCTTTTTCAAAAGCTACGCTTATAGCCCTGAAATCTTTAGAAACATTATTAAACTCTGAAGAAAGCTTTCTTACTCTTTTCAGTATGTGAGTGAGGTTATTTGTAGCCTTCCTTGCTATTTTATGAGCAGCTTTAGCTTGCTCAAGTTTATCTTCTTCTTCAAAAAAAGAAAGCAGCTCATTCTGAGCGTGTGAAAGTTCAGCATTCAACTCCTTTCCTAAAGAATAAACAAGTTTGCTTGTCTGAATGAAATCTTTTTCTGTTTCTGTTACTTTTTTAGCCATGATTTTTCTCCTTAGTGATGATTGATTTTTTGTTAATTTTTTGAACTTTAAAAACATTTTTTCCTTGTTTTAAAAGTCCTTCCTCATTTGTAGTTATTATATACTGAATACCTAAATTTGCAGAAAAAGATTCAAACATTTCTGCTGCATAAGTATGGTATTCTTTACTTAAAAAACGCATAGGTTCGTCATGAATTAAAACAGGTCTTTTTGTGTTGTCAAAAAGAAGAAAAGCTGTACGTAAAGAAGCAGAAACAATGTCCACAAAACCAAAACCCCTGCTACCTATAATAGGAAACTCTTCTTTATCATCATCAACAAAAGCTGTCCTACACTCACCATTTTCACCAAATTGCAATTGAAAAGAAACAAAATCATTTTCATCTTCAAATTTTTCCTCAAAAACAGTTAACAAAGCTTCTGAAACTATTTCTGATAATTCTTCAGATATGCCTGCCTGAGTTTCTTGCTTTGCTTTTTGTACAAGTAGATTCAATTTATCTAAAGAAGAAAGAGTTTTTAAAAGAGTTTTTATTTCTTCTTTAGCTCTTTCTTTCTCTCCTTGCAAACTTTTACGTGCCATCTTTTTTTCTTCAAGAAGTTCCTGTAATTTATACATTAAGCCCCCTCAATCAATACAGCCCATTTCTCTTTAAATTCTTCAAAAGCAACTTCAAACTCTTCTTCCATCTTAGCAAGTAGCTTCTCTTGCTTTTCTATATAAGAGTTTAAATCTTTCTCCTCAATATTATAATCACTTTTCAATTGCTTTAATAAAGCTTTTTTTTCTCCTGTTAAAGAAGCTATTCTAGCTTCAGATTCTTTAACCTCATCCATTAAATCTTTTAAAAAAGTAATATCTTCTGTTTTAGCCATTATTTTTCCTCCGCTTCTTTTATAAAATCAGTAAGCATAATCCGTTCATCTTTATTTAATCTTGACTCGTCAATAAAAGCATTTAAGACTTCCTTAAAATTGTGCCTTGTTTTTTTAGCTTTTATTTTATTAACTAAAGAAGAAAAATCTTTTTTAGTTTCTTCCCGTTGTTTTTCATAATTTAAAGCTTCTAAATCAAAGATATGTTGCTGTTCTTCAAAATCATAAAGAACAGCAGTGTAATTGTTTGTTTCAGGCTCACAAATATAGAAAAAAGGATTATGTTCTATTTGATCAATATTGTTTCTCATCATTGACCCTGCGTTTAATAAAATCTGTTTTTTATTTTTAGCTGAAAAAGGTACATGATTATCCCCGCAAAGAAAAACTGAGTATTCAGGAAATTCCTGCATCAAATCAGCAGCTTTAATATATCCTTCAAAAGGCATATCTTTTAAAGTGACTAATTTGTGTGTAACAAGAATATTATTTTTTCTTTTCTTTTTAGGAACAGGGACTTCTTCTCCCCAACTACAACCATAAAGATAACTATTTTCAATTTTAACAGGCGTTTTTGTTAAAGGAAAAACTAACTCAGCGAGAATTAGATTGCCTAAAGCTCCTTCTTTCCAATACTTCATATTATGATTAGCAATATCATGTTGCCCAAAAACAGAATAAATATCAACATCATAATCTAAAATCATTTCAATAAGTCTTCCCATTCTTTTTTCTGAAAAAGAAGGAGTATCAAAAAAATCTCCTGCACACACAATAGGAATATTGTCATGCTCTTTTGAGCATTTAAGAAGACTTTCAAATTTAATGAATTGTCTTTCTAAATAGTTATCAATTCTTTTACGAGGTTTTTTGTCTCGTAAATGCAAATCTGTAGCATAAATAAACATAACAACTCCTAAAAAGGTTTATTACATAAAGGACAAACACCCATTTCCTCTAAACTTTTTTCATATTTATTTTCAAAGAAAATAATGTTCTCTTCTTCTTCAGTAATATTTTTGTTAAGCTTTGAAAGCTGTTTTTGTTTGCTATACAAAAAAGACAGTTCCTCTTCCTCTTCCTCTGCTTTTTTTATCAAATCAAAAAGGTTTTGTAGTTCTTTCCCTGCTTTTTTAATTTCTTTTAACAAAGCGAGTTCTTCTTCGATTTCAAAAAAGTTAAGAATAGAAGAGGAAACTTTTTCAAATTTCCTAGTTTCATTTTGTATTGTTTTTTCCTGCTGCAAAAGAAAACTAATTATTTCTTTAAAAGAAGCAACTTTTTCATCTTCTTCTTTCAAAGAATTTATATCATGAAGTTCTTTTGAAAGAGCTATTAAATAATCTCTTTGTTTTGTTTGAGCAAATAATTTTTTCTCAAAAGAAATAAGATTTTGCATATCTTTATCTGCCTGAACAACCCAATCCAACATTTTTATTTTTTCAGTACAATTAGCAATTCTTATTTCAGTTAACTCTTTTTGTTTATTTGTTTCCCTTACTTTTTTATTCAAAATAAATGAAAGATTGTCCATCAAACTCAAATCTACACTTTCATTTATTTTTTTTGCCAGTTGTTTAGGGGGTAAATCAATCAAAAAGAACTGTTCCTCTTGTTTTTGTAAAGAAATATCTTGCATGTTAATCGCTTCTGCAACTCTATCAGGTATTTTCCCTTTTAAAGCCTTATAAGAATTATCATAATCTTTATTCAAAACATACTCATTGACAGTTCTTTCATTTCTCCTACGTTCAACAATTGTCCCATCAAAAAATTCAATCTCAACACTAACAATATCAGAAGAAGCAATACCTTTTTGAGCAAAATGAAAACCCATAGGTTGATTCCACAAACACCATTCAATCATGCGTATTACAGAAGACTTTCCTGAATCAGTTGGCCCATAGAAATAATTAACCCCTTTATCAAGAACAATTTCAACATCATCATAGCCTGCATAATTTTTTGCTCTAATGCGTTTTATTCCTTTCATAAAAGCCCCTTTCCCTTCAACTCTTTTTTATAAGCTTTCAAAAAAGTTTCCCACAAACCTGCAACACAGTAAATATCATTCTTTAAGAAAAAAATAACATCTGTTTTTTTAAAATCTTTAGCATACAACCATTTCTGCAAAGAAACATTTTTTAAAAGAGTTCTATCTGTCTCAGTAGTAAAAAACATTTTTCTTGTTTTAGAAGAAAAAATTTCATAAAAACTTTCTTTCTCTAAAATAAAAATAGGAACTTTTCTATTTTTTTTATACAAAACACACCAAATAGTGCCTTCTTTTTTGTTGCAAATTGCCTGTTTTATGTCTTCTCCTACATTCCATTTTTCATGATTTTTAGCTTCAAAACTGAAAGGAAGCAATTCCAAAGCTTTTCCTATAAGAATGATATCAACT